GCATAGTTCGAATTTCCTTCCGGCTGCACGATGAGATTTACCAGGCACTTTCTGATGTATGGCTCGATATCTTCCGGAAGAGTTTTTCTCTCATCGCAGTAGAGCTCTACCTGCATAACACCTGCGCTTTTCCTCTCTTCATCTGCCTGCATATCAATCGTATACACGATTCTCGGGTACTGTTCTCCTTCCCAACCTTTTTGCCTATCGTCCGGTGCTCCCTGGTAAAAAACTGCAGGCAGTCCAGCGTATACCGCCATTTGATCTTTAAAAAACGAATACGTGGCAAATCGTTCATGCATCAACTCTTCAAGAATCACTCGCTTTTACCTCCGTTTTCTCCGGATCATATTCTTCAATGCTCTCCAAATTTTCAGACCAGCGGATTTTCCACTGGCCTGTCACAACATCATCTGCCTGGATTGTGAGAAAATTGGTAACATTCGCAATAGCCGGCTGATATAATATCTTGATTTCCTCCGGCGTAATTGCAGATACAATTCCGGATTTCGGTTCTTTCCAACAGGAATGCTGTGCGCTTATCAGATCGCCCCTTTTAATTGTGCTGCAATCAAACACTTTTTCCTGTTTGTCCATAATCAGACTCATTTCTACGCATCACCTCCTACAAATATGGTTCATTAAAGATTGCTTTAATCGGTGGCAATGCTTTCTGTGTGATCCGGTCCTTGAATGGTCTTCGTGCCATCTTTCTTGTACCGTTTTCCAAACAACCGGCATAAAACTCTGCGCTTTCAAGCTCCAGAGCGATATTGCCTCCACCGCCTTTTACATTTCCTGTCCAATGCAACCTTAAATTGCCTGTACGCCTTGCCGGAGGTTCTCCAGGAGCGGATGCCTGGTAGGTTGACTTATATGGATATTTCCTGTAAATTCTTCCGCTTCCTTTTCCTCTGAGGACTTCCAATTCGGCGTTTCTGAGCTGGTTGACCGCTCTTGTTCCTCTTGACAACACCTGTTGATTTACTCTGGCTTTCATTTCGCCAACCTTTGCCTGTACTGCTTGGCCTGCTGTTCCAAGTGCTGCCGTATCTATCCACAACCTCACTTCACATCCATCCTTTCCTCGACATAGTAAATGGTGCAAACTCCGATACTTCCCGGATCATCTATGCCCTGAATCAAGAATATTCTTTCTCCCAGTATCAGCTTGTCTTCTGCCTTTGCCTTTGGCCGTCCATCCTGTATGATCGTGTGGGAAATCGGATGCTGAAGCTGTTGCCACTCAACCTTTTGCTTCGGTGTTGCTTCCGCAAGTGCTCCCTTTAGCATCCGGCTTCCATCACCAGAAAACGAAGCTGTGGCCCTTCCTGTTTTACCGATATCAGCTTTGTTATCTTCGATCACAAACTCTTTATATAGATTTCCTGGCCGCAGATACATCATTGCTCTTCTCATCATTCATCCAGCCTTCCTGTTCTTGGATTCCGCAGCATACCTGTATAGAAATACGGTTCTTTATAGCTGTTTCCGGTCGGCGGTGATGGAACTGCCATTGATTCCAGGCTTACTTCCTTTTTCAGACTTAGGTAATCTTCTTTCCAGACTTTTGCCCGGTCAGACAGTGAAAAAGAAAGTGGACCTTCTTTCGTGTCCACTTCAAACGCAAACCTTCTGCAGATGCTTTCCAGCAACATGAGTTTTGCTCTTTTCCACTTCTTCGGATATTTTTTCAGAGCCGCTGAAATTTCTTCGTCTGTCAATGCACAGGTATCTGCCCCACCTTCTACCATCGTATCTCCCAGTTCAAACCTCATCAGATCAAGTCCCGCAGTTGTGATATTCCCTGGTTCATAGGTGTATGTGCCTTTTGCCATAAGGGTTCACCTCCGAATTATTTTCCAGACGGTGTTTCGTCTTGCGTACTATGGTCTACGAACTCGTTACCGCCTGCAGGATCGTTTGTACTCCCATTGGTGGAGGATAAGTTGTCTGCTTTCTTTTGAGCCGCTTTCTTTACTCCAGCACGTGAATCGCAGGCATGAATCACAATCAGCATATTTTCAGATTTTGCGGCTTCGATTGCTTTCGTAGCTTCCTCTACGTTCATCTGCATGATAGAGAAAACTTCCTGTATTTCCCCGATATTCAGAGGAATCCCCATTACCTGTGCAGTATCTCCGTCATAGCTTTTGAAGACCGGGATTGCAATATCTGTTTCCTGGAAGCCTGTTTCCAGAATACCGGTTGCGGCTTCTCCCTCAGAAACAATAGACAGCACTCCAAGTTCTTCCTGCTGTTTTGGATTCAGAACGGCATTGACCGGGATCTCGTCATTGATGAAAAAAGCCTTGCCGCCAAAGCTACAAGGTTTCTTTGCAATCAGTTTCATAATTACCCTCCTTAGACAGCGTCCTTGAAGAACATTGCCAGATCATCTCCGGTCTTTTTCATGTCGGTTGCCATGAGGCCTTCGATAAACTCACTGTGAGTTCCCTGTTCGCCTTCAAACTGACGAATCGGTAGTACATTTCCGTTTCCTAACATATCCCAAGTAAAAATATATCCTGCACTCGGCTCATCTACTGCCGGTGAATCTGTAGCGTATGCCAGCAGGAATGCGTTCGGATCGCCAATGTACTGCATATTTGCCTCTTCTCCAAGCTGTGCATTGTTCATAATAGAACGCTGAACAGAAAGACGTTCCATCTCAAACAGCTGAGACAGAACATTCGCATTAACCATAGCTGGGTTGGCTGTTGATCCGCTGTATTTTACTCTCTCCAGGATTGCCGGATGCTTTTTCAGCGCATTGTAAACATTTACGCCAAGAGCCATGCGGTTCGGTCTGCGCCCTGTCAGTTCTTCCATCTCGGTTGCTCTTTCCTCGATGAGTGAAATAGGATCAGAATTGCCATTTGAGAACTTGATAAACTGATTGTCAGATACGGATGTACTGTCTACACCAGTAAACTCATTCTCCCACACGCCAGCTTTGAAGAAACTCTTTGCAAACAGCACGTCCTGGTGAATGTTTGCCTGGGTTGCGATCATTCTTGTTCTCTGCTGTCTCGGATCTCTGATAGACGGTCCCTGTCTTCTGATGAGATCTGTCTGGCGAATCTGATCGATACCTACGATCATCTGATCTACCTGGCAGGCATAGGTCTGTCCGTTCTCTCCCAGAACTGCCGGCTCAACCTTTCCGTATGCCGGTTTTCTTTTCCAGCTGTCTCTCAGTAAATCCTCTTTGCTGAAAATATAGTAATTATCAGCTGACAGGCTTACCGGGCACAGAGGGAAAATTGTTCTCGCAAAATAATTTTTGTCACTCTGGAAATAAGAAAGAGCCATATTAGACAGTGCTGTGTGCGGTCTAAAGGCTCCTTTTGCAATTTCCACCTGAATATCGGCTGGTGTTACTTTTCTACCCATTCTTTCTTACCTCCTGCTTACGCATTTTTCTGATATTTGCTGATCTGCACTCTGGCATATCCGTCTTTGGCAACTTTACTGAGTGCAATACCAAGAACATAGTCCCCGGCTTTTGCCTTTGCTGCTGTTCCATCTGCCCCGGCTGTGATTTCATCGCCTTTGGAAATGGCCTCTCCTGCAATCACTGATCCGATGTCTTTAATCTGGATGTCGATGTCGTCTCCTACCTCCACCTTTCCAGATACTTCTCCGAACATATCATTGATACCTGCTTCGATCAGAGCCACACCGATGAACGGCTTTGTTCCTCCCGTGGCCAGGATTGCTTTTCCGTTTTCGTCATACACAAAAATCTTATTTCTGCAGTCTTCAACGGTAGCTCCGGCCACCTCGGAAACTGTTACGCTCTGACTGATCTGTGTTCCGTTGTAGTTCTTACCCATTGTTTTTTACCTCCTTCTTAAATTCCTGTTTCCTCTTCGTACTGAAGCACCAGCTGCGGATTGTCTTCCCACGCCTTTGCTAATGCGTCCACATAGCTCATTGTTGGATTTTTCTCAACATAGCTCTTTGCGATGCTGTCAATTTTCCCTTCAGCAGAGTTCGCATCTGGTCCCTTTGAAGCACCAGCGTGTCCGGATTTTCCGATTTCAGAAAATATGCCAGAATTTTCAACAGCAGCTTTCGCATCGTTCAGAGTTTTGATTACCTGATCGTATGCTTCCTGGCTTACTGCTTTTGTACTCTTGAGTACCGGCAGAAGCTCTTCCTCTGTCTTTCCGAGAATTGCATACCGTTTACAAATCTCTTTCATTTCCTTTTCTTCTGCATCAGCCTTAAATTTCATAAGTGCTTCAACCTGTGCTTTTAAGCCAGGATTTAAGCCCTTAAAAATATCATCTCCGGTATCAGCAGTTCCAGCGTCTCCGGTATTCGCAGCACCTGTAAGTCCAAGGGTCTGGAGGGCTTTTGCTACTGCCTCTTCTGAGGACTGAGAATCCCCCTGCGCTGTAGTTCCTGCTGGTGGTGTTTCCGTTGTGCCAGCCCCTTCCTCTGTACCGTAGCGTTTTTCAATGCTTTCAAGAAACGCTCTCTCAGATTCTGTCAGTTTGCTCTTGTCAATTTTCATTTCTTCTCCGTCTCCTTTCGGTTCATCGTCTTCTGGCCCGTCTTCTTTTTCCTCAGAAGCTTTCTGAATTGCCTCGTTCAGCCTTACCTGCGCAGACTTCATGACTGCCAGCTCCTCTTCGGAAATTTCCTGATCGTTCTTTGCTATATTTGATACCTTGCCATCGGACCACTGGCTGATTGCATCTTTCACTACGGAATAGAATTCGTCCAGGTTCTCAATCATAGCTGCTGTGGCTCCTGCTCCGTCCAGGTCTTCATCCCATAAAACAGAGCACAAGGAAGACTGCAGTGCATAACAAAAGTCCCATATTTCATCTGCGATTTTCTGAGCCTTTCGTTGTGCCATCTTTTCTTTGAATGACTCTGAATTACCTTTCTCGATCTCTTCTATCGCACTGTTCAGCTCGCCCGGATTTATTCCGACCATCTTTGCGATAGCTGATAAAAGGCGCTTCATTACGCCGCCTTCATTCTGCTTCTCTTCCTCTTCATCATCTTCTTTCGGCCTCTTGGGATCTTCCTCCGGTTTTCCATCCTTACGTTTGAACAGCTCAATATGTGCATCCGGATTGGCTCCCTCATCCACAAAGTCAACTTTCTTAACTTTGAGGTTCTTTAACTTTGTTGCCATGCTGTTCCTCCTTTCTTCTGGATTTATAATACAAAAAGGCACCCGCCAAGGATGCCTCTCTGAATTATCACAATATTCAGTTTGAAAAATCCTACCAGAGCCTTTTTTACGGCTTCTATGGTAGGGTTGATAGGGTTTGGGTGCTGGAAAACTGTATACGCCCC